CCCACCCCAGTGCGTCACTGCCACAACGGCAGCCACACCCCAGGCCAGAGCCGCCAGGGCCCAGCCAGTCGCTCTCTCCATCGGTTGTCGAGGTTCAGCCCTCAGCTTACTCGTTGCTGTGCATGGGTGCACAGGTCAGGGGCCGGAGAGCGTGCACTTCTCACCAACTCTTAAGCCTTGCCGGTGGCAGGCAGGCCGCACCGGCGGCAGCCACTAGCCAGCCACCAGCACCAGGCCCCACCAGCCAGCACGCCACCAGCACCAGAGCCAGCCCGGCAGGCTGCAGCGGATCTCCTATCCGCTCAAGCCCCAGGCCCCACCAGCCCGGCAGGGCGGCAGGGTGCCGACAGCCCCAGCCCCAGCCGGGCAGGGTGCCGGCCAGGCCCCAGCCAGCAGCCCGGCAGGGCGGCCCCGGCCAGCTGGCAGCCCCTTAGAGATAGAAGAAGACCCCCCCAGCGGGGGGGAAGCAGCTGCGCCCCGCGTAGGGGACACCACCGCATCACGCGACCCCAAAACGGGCGAGTGCGGTGCGAACCCGGTGCGGGTCCAGCGCGCGTTCAGTGCGGATCCAGTGCGGGAGGTGGGAGGGATGTCTGCGGTGGTGTGGAGGACCTCAGCGTTCCACGACCTGCAGCCCCCCTGTTGGAGGCGGGCCAGGGAGGGGGGAGGGGATGTATGTCGGAGTCAGGGGCCCTGGCCTGCCGGAGACAGGGGGGCTGGTGGTGTTGGGTTTGCGGCTGTGATTGGACCTGGCTGTTGAAGGGTTCCCAGTAGAGAAATCAGAGTGCTTACCGATTGTTGGGTGGTGGCCTGGGGGGTGATGCGGCCTAGGTGTCAGTCGAGCTACATTTTGCCTAGGCACACCCCTTCCCCCCACTGGGTCGGATCCAGAGGGGGGTGCAGACCTAGGGCCCTGAGGCACCTAGTAGCGGGGCTGCCTGCACAAGCGATGGATGCAAGCCCATGAAGCCTAGGGACAACGGATCGGAGAACTTCACGATGCTGTTCAACGAGGAGTTCAACGCCGCGGTGCTCGGTGCCGTGAGGCAGCGGCTGCTGCTGCCCCGCGATGTGCTGGTGCTGATGGGGGTGGTGACGAACATGAACTGGCGCAGCGGCAGGGCACGGATCACGCCAAAGGCGCTGGCGGCCCAGGTCGGCATGCAGGACACCCACACCTACCTGTCGCTGAAGCGGCTGCAGCAGCAGCAGTTCCTGGCGCGGGTCTGCGATCCCCACACCGGCGAGGTGTACTTCCTGATCAACCCGCGGCTGGCCTCTGTCGGCAGCCCGCAGCGGCGGGGGCATCTGTTCCAGCAGTTCGATGAGGCCCTGGAGTGAGCCGGCCCTGCTGGCTACGCTGTGGCTGTCCTGCACCGCTGCAGCCGTGTCCCGGGCCCGATCGGCGAACGTCTACCTCGACAGCGCGGCACGGCAGCAGCTGGGGCTGACGGAAGGCTCGATCGTTCCGCTCTGGCGGGTGTGGGAGCGGATCACCCAGGTGTTCCCCGGCCAGGTGATCCCCTACCTCGGCCCGCCGGTGGCGGCATTCCTGGCACGCCTTCAGGCCCTGAGTGCTCTCACCAAGGCGGCGCTGGCGACACTGCTGCAGACCACCTGGGGCGAGCAGCTCAACCCTGACGACCACAGCAAAACCGAGCTGGTGATGAAGGTGCTGGCCCATGAGGGCATCTGGGTGGACCTTGCAACCTGGCGCGCTTGAGTCGCTACCCTGACGACAGCCCGCGGGGTGGTTCCCGTCGGTCGACCGCATCCGTCGTGATGTGGTGTTGGTGTGAGGGCCCTTCTGCCGTGACGGTGGGAGGGCCTTCATCTTGAGCGTCTACCCGATCCCGCCGGAGCTTGGCATCGGCCGCTTCGCGTACTTCTTCTGCTACATCCTCCGCGAGCTGGGGCTGGCGGAGGAGCCGACCAAGCAGCAGCTGCGGATCTGCGAATGGGATGAGGTCGGCCCTGATCGCACCGTGACGGTGGGCTTTCGCGGCATCGCCAAATCCACCATCAGCGGCGCCCGTGCGCTGCATCGCCTCCGCATCGACCCGGAGGGAGAGAAGATCCTGATTCCTGGCGCCACGGAGACCAAGGCCGAGGAGATCACCACCTTCATGGCCCGCTGCATCCGGGAGATCGACCTGCTGCAATGTCTGGCACCAGGCGAGAACCAGCGGCAATCGGTGCTGGCGTTCGATGTGGGTCCAGCAATCATCGGCGGCGATGGCGCCCCTTCCGTCCGGGCCTGCGGGATCCTCAGCCCCTCGCTCACCGGCAAGCGGGCGACCATGATCATTCCGGACGACATCGAGACGCTGACCAACTCGATCACGCCGCTCAAGCAAGAGCGGCTGTGGGCAGCGACAACGGAGTTCGAGTCCATCCTGCTGCCGGACGCTGGCCAGCCCCTGCCACGGCAGATCAGCTTCCGCGGCACCCCACACCTGGAAACCTCCATGTACTGGAGGCTGGTGCGGGAGCGCGGCTACAAGATGCGGATGTGGCCGGCCCGCTACCCCAGCGCGGAAGCGCTGGAGGTGTACGACGGCTGCCTCGACCCGCTGATGGTCGAGGAGATCACCGAGCACCCGGCCCTGGTGGGGCAGGCGACCGACCCGGAACGCTTCAACGACGCTGAGCTGATCAAGCGCGAGACGGGCAGCACCAAGGCCAGCTGGCAGCTGCAGTACATGCTCAACTGCCGGCTGAGCACGCTCGACAAGTTCCCGATCCGCCTCGGCGATCTGATCGTTATGTCGCTGGACGGCAAGGCGCTGCCGGAGGTGGTGAGCTGGGCGTCGGGGTCGGAGCAGCGGATCAACGAGCTGCCGTGCGTCGGCCTGGGGGCTGACCGCTACTACCACCGGCCGATGATGGTGCAGGGCTGGCTGCCGAAAGCGGAGAAGTGGCGCAGCATCATGGCGATCGACCCCTCCGGCCGCGGCAGCGATGAGCTGGCCTGGGCGGTGGTTGCAGAGCTCAGCGGCAACCTGTTCGTACTCGATAGCGGCGGCACCACCCGCGGCTACGAGGACGACGTGCTGGTGATGCTGGCCAACACCGCCAAGCGGTGGGGGGTGAATGCCGTGATCCCGGAACCCAACTTCGGCGACGGCATGTTCAGCAAGGTGCTGCAGCCGGTGATGCAGCGCATCTACCCCTGCTCGATCGAGGAGGCCCCCAGGTCGACCGGGCAGAAGGAGCGGCGCATCATCGACGTGCTGGCGCCGCTGGTGCAGCAGCACCGGGTTGTGGTCAGCAGCGAGCTGGTGCGCAAGGACTGGGAGGGCGCCGAGCGGGATGCGGACACCGGCCACCCGCGATCACTGATGTACCAGCTCAGCCGGATCACGACCGACCGGGGCAGCCTGCTCTACTACGACCGGATCGACGCCCTGGCGATCGCTGCAGCCCATTTCGTGGAGGCCGCGGCCCAGGACCAGCGGAAGGCGGCGCAGCAGCGCCAGGACGAGCTGCTGGAGGCCACCCTGGCGGCCTGGATGGACGAGACCGGCGCCAACCTCGACGCCCTGGCGCTGGGCTTCACGCCGCGGCCCAGGGGCGCCACTGGTGGGATCAGGAGATAGGGGGCAGCTGCAGGGGCACAACCCGGGCCTTCTCCTCGAGAACGCCGAAGGTGGCCAGCTTGGCGGCCATCTGCGCCATGGCATGAATGGCGGTGCCCTCGATCGGCGCTGCCGTGATGTTGTTCTGCTTCATCAGCTGCGCGAACAGGCGCACATCGTCGGGGGTTTGCTCTCCTGCTTCGAGCTTCTTGACGAGCTGCTCCACGATGATGCGATGCCCGTTGTCGTAGAGCTCTCGCAGGCTGGCGTCGGGCACGGTTGCATGGGCGCAGACTTCTGACCCCATGATGCTTGTGGACGGCACGCAAACGGAATGGCGCACGGTGATCCAGGCGCTGAACCTCAGCCAGCCCGATGCGGTGACCTGCCAGGCGGCGTGCATCGGCATGGCCGTTGGCGATCGGCAGGTGCAGAAGATCCGGCGGGGCCTGCTGGAATGGGGCTCACCGGGCAGCCCTGCGGTGATGGGCGCCGTGATCCGCACCTACGGCAAGCCGTATCGGTATGAGTTCGATGCCAGCCTGGCGGACTGCTACGAATGGCTGAAGGCCGGGGAGCTGCTGATCACCCACGGGTGGTTCACCGGCTCCGGCCATGTGATCTGCCTGGATGGGCTGCGGCGCAATCCAAACGGCAGCCACAGCCTGAACGTGAAGGACCCCTGGTCAGAGTTCAATGCGCCGGCGTGGGCCTACAACCTGGGCTCTCGCTTCTACGACGGCTTCTACTCCGACCGCTGCATCTACGCCGCCTGCGTGTCGGGGACCAGCGTGAAGGATGCGCAGCGGGTCTACAACGCTGGGCGGCTCAACGTGAACCGCGGCGGCATGTGGGTGCATCGTTTCCTGGCGCGGTGATCAGTCTTTGGGGCGATCGTTGCGCAGTTCAGGGTTGACGGTCCAGTAGCCGCGCTCGTAGCCGGCTCTGTTGGCTGCGCCGAGGCCCATGATTGCGAGTGCGCCATTCCATCGCTCTGCCGTCCAGCCGCCGGTGCCGGCATACAGCAGGCCGATCAGCACCGGCACGACCAGCGACACGTCGAACTGGCCCTTGAGGAGGCCCCTCACGAATCCTTCTCGAGGCTGCGGATCCTGGTTTCGTGGTCGCCCAGCATCGTCTGCATGCCGCCCAGAATCGTTGTGGTCTGGCCCTGGTAGAGGCCGACCTGCGCCGCGATCTTCCACAACGCCTGGACCCCTTTCCAGAGACCGCCAACGGCCGCCAGGCCAAGGCCGCCGAGGGCGATCATCGATGCGGGTTCCATCTGGTGAAGGCTGCATGGTTGCAGCGTATCCAGCCGAGAGGGCCGAGCAAGGGTCCTATCAGGCCAGGATCTCTTGGATCTTGGCGGGCAGATTTGAGGCCGCGGCCGCTGCGGCGATGGCCTGCAGCGTGGGCTCAGGAACAGCACCGGTGCGCCGGATGGACAGCCAGCAGCCGCAGAGATCCTCGGGTGACCCAAGGGTTGCCGACAGCAGGGCCGCCGGCAGGGCGAGCACCGCCAGCGGGGCCAGGGGCAGGGCGGCGGCGAGGGCGTCGTTCGTCTCTGGATTCGAGAGCATGGCCTTCTTGAACTGCTCCCAGTCCGCTGCGGGCTCCGGCGGGGGCGGTGGCACGATCGGGTCCACCTGCCACCCACGGGTCAGCGTGCCATCCAGGCCTGTGGCATCAGGGGCATCGGCCAGCCAGGCATAGGCCTCGGTTCCGGTGAGCTGCTCGGTTGCGGGATCGTGCTGCGGCTTGGGCAGTTGCACCACCTTGACCACCTTGTAGGCACTGCGGTCGAGGCCGATGACTGGTTCATCATCCGGCCGGGGATACGGCAGCAGGGCTGCGTCGCTGATGCGGTAGAGGTTGCGGGTGCTGGTCATGGGATCGCGGCGGCGATGGCGGAGACGTAGGCGGAGGATGCTGAGCGGAACGCAGCAGCCTGCGTCGCGTTCAGGCCAGAGGTGAAGATACCGCCAACCTGCAAAAGGCTGCGACTATTGGCCACGCCAGTAGTAGTGGAAGCAAGTCGCAAGGCAAACCAATAAAGAGACCGCGACTCAAATGCGCTGCTTACACTTGTCGTATTTGTAAATGAGGATCCGTCAGCGTATAACGCAGCGGCATTTGCAGCCGTCCGGGAACCCACCAAGCATGAAACGGCGGCGCTTGATGTTGTTACTGGGAGCTGGCCAGGGAGGCCAGCAGCGGAACGGAAAGCCCTGCCGCTGGCAAAACTTGCCCAAGCATCCAGCGTTAGCAATGCCGTAGCGTTGACAGTGCCATCATTGAAATGGCCGAGAAGAATCCTGTCACCAGTCGCCTCTGTGATGCTCCCGTACCATGCGAGTGCATGGCTTGACGCACCGAGCGAGTTTTGCAGCACGTTGGAGTTGAGCCACTTCGATGTATTTGACGTATCACCCAAACCCGTCTTGCGGTTATAGTCGCCGCTTACGAATCCGTTGTTCGTTGGGGCTGTGCCCTTGAGTGGCACAAGTGCGCCGGCCAGCGTGCGGGGGCCGCAGGGCAGCAGGAGTTGACCGGCTGCTGCCCATACGCCTGGTTCAATAAGGGCGTAGACAAGCTGGTAAATAGCATCCTTAACGCCCGTTTCAAGCGAAGCTCCGTCGGCTGCCTCGACTGTGGCTATGTAGTTCTGCGACGCTATTGTGGCCGCTATTGAGTTAATAAGCGTGCTCACCCTGCTGTCAAGCAGGGACAGGTCGAGGGATTCACCGATGGAGTAGAAGGCAATGCGGGCGTTGGAGTGATTGGCCACTGTGTCAGTGTTGTTCTGAGCCAGAACAAAGTAGTTGAGGGATCCTTGCGATACCGAAGTGTTTGTTATGGATGTATCGGTCAAGCCTGCGCGATAGGTGAACGCACTGCTAGTAGACCTGGAGCAGCCTTGTAGCCCGTTGGCATTGTTTGTGGATGTTTTGGTTACGCCTGCCTGTACAGCCGAGTCACTTCTAAGGCGTCTGAGTTTAAGGTCAGAGCCTCCCGGAAAACCTTCAGCAATGTGCGACACGTACCCGCTAGCGTCTGCTGTGCCGATGTGAGTCATAAACACAGAGCCGCTTGCGGATGCTGCCGCTGATTGATACACGGCAATGTGAGCATTGTTTTGTGGATCGGCACCACTTAGGCGATTGCTGTTTAGATACTTAGTAGTGCCGTTGCCGATCAGGCCCGTCTTTCGGTTGTAGTCGCCGCTCACAAAGTTGCTGTTCGTTGGTGCAGTGCCCTTCAGCGGCACCAACGCACCGGCCAGAGTGCGGGCACCGGCCAGGATACAGCTGGCCTTGATGGCGTCCCATGTGCTGTCGGCTTTGCAGCCGAGGACGAAAAGATTGATGGCGTCGCGGACGCCCGTTTCAAGGGCTTGGCCGTCGGCCGCTTCAACTGCTGCAAGGTAAGCCTGTGCGTCTGGGTCGGCGGGTGCGGTGTTCGGGAACGGGGCGGTCGGCGGGGTAAAGTTCGCCGAGTAGCGGGCCACGCCATTGGTAATGCGGAGTTCCTGGATGTAACCGTTTAGGTCGTAGTTAGCGCCGCCTCCATCGCCGCCGGCCTTGGATCCGATCGTCACGGTTGTCGAGTCGCTTAGGTTGTTGGTGAATGCTGAGCCTGAAGATCCAACGCCGTTAAGATAGATTTTTAGCACGCCGCTAGCCCTCACCCATGCAACATGATTCCATGTGTTAAAAGCTGGGGCGGCAACCTTCGTGAACTCAAAGAAACCCCCAGAATACAATCCAATGCAGTTGTTAGGCGCATTGCCGTCATTCATCAAAAAGATAACGCCGGTATTGTTTTGATGATTGCCGATCTCCAGCGCGGTAGGATACCCCGACCTGGCACTTTCGCGCACCCATGCTTCGACGGTGAAATCACCAGTTCCGAACGTAAAGGCCGAGCTAGTGGAAACCGTGGCGTAATCATTGACGCCATCGAACAGAATTGACGTCCCGCCAAACTTACTCTGAGCGGTGCTGATCTGTGCGTTGCCAACGGCGGTGACGGTCTTTGGGCTGCCGCTACTGTCGGTGATCGCGGTGGATCCGTTGGCGCCGTCGCCGTGGAGTAGCAGGGAGACGCTGGCGAAGCTGGGATCAGTCGGGCCAGCTGGCGCGAACCGATACGGATTAATCAGGAAGCTGGTCATGCCCGCACCCCGATCAGCCAGAGCTTGAGGCCAGCACCGGCGATGGTGGCGCCGATCTGGTCAACATCCACGGTGATCTCAGCGTCATCGGCTAGGGCGCTGTCAGAGATCACCGCAGCGGTCGCGGCCGTGGTGCTCGTTTTCTCTGTGGCGTCGATGCTCAGCTTGGTGGACAGGATCGATGTGCCGCCCTCGTTCACATCGACCACAAGCGTCGAGCCGGTCGGCGCTGTGGTCACGCTGGCCCGTACCGCCTGCAGGGTCATGGCATAGGGCATCCGAAATGTCACCTTGGCTGTGCCGGTGGTGAGCGCCGTGGTCTCATCCGAGCAGGCCGCGCCGATCGAAACCTCAGAGACCAACGTGGTGCCGTTGATGGTTACGCCGGGGCCGATGCTTAGAAAAGTGGCCTTGCCGGCGGAATCGTCCCAGAACCAGATGCGGTCTCCGCCAGGATCGTCGGCGCTCAGCGCACCGTCGACCAGGTTCAGCAAGTCGGTCACGCTGGCGTCAAGGGTGCCGACCCCAGCCGCTCCCGCGGGGCCCGTCGGACCAGCGGGGCCGGTCGGTCCGGCGGGCCCAGTGCCGCCTCCCGTGAAGTCGAGGCTGCCGGTTAGGGGGTTGAACTCAAAGTCCGCCATGTCTCAGCTCTTGACGACGCTGGAAACCTTGCCGTTCGCCCCGTAGCTGATCGTCAGCGTGGCGACGATTGCACCGCCTGCCTTGTAGACAACCGAGCTGACCTGATCGCTTGCGTTGTAGGCGAGATCGATTTGGTCGTGTTCAGGGATCGCCAGGCCGCGAACGGCAAGGCCAAACGGTTCGGCAGCCATTGAGACGGTCAGCGCTGGAACCATTCTGCAATGCTGCAGACTTGGCCGCTACACCAGCTCCCAAGGCGGCTGCATCGGGACCAGTTGCGGCCCGCGCTTGGCGGCAAGGATGCCTGTCAGGCCTGCTCGCAGTTGCCCCACCGTTGGGCTGTCCTCGCCGGCGGCGGCATCGATGGCAGCTTCAACCCAGCCGGTGACAGCTGCAGGGGTGAGATCCGCGAATGGCACGAATGCCCCTGGCTCTGGCGAGGGCAGCAGCGCGCTGCCGTAGGCGTCCACGGCGTTCTGATCGTCTGCAGCAAGCAGCCGCCAGTGGATGCGCCGAACCACGTCCACCAGGCCACCCTCGGCCGGCGCAGTGTCGAGGCGTTCAATCAGCCACCCGAAGGTGACAGCGGGCTCAGGCATTGGTTCAGGCTCCGATGAGGCCGTGGGCGGTGAGGTCGTCAATCAGCGCCTTCAGGCGCTCGGCAAGCTGGCCAACGGTGGCCGAGGAGGTGTCAAATGCCGATCGGGTCGCGGTGCCAGTTGGTGCGGCCCAGCCTGTACGCCTGGACGCAACAACCTTGTCTGCGCCAACCATGAGTCCGTTGCCAGATCCCATGATCCGGACATTGCCGAAGACAGACAGCCGCTCAGTGCCTGAGGTGTTGTTGATCAGCACCAGGCCATCGGCAGTGATCATGACCCGCTCAAGCGGCGAAGCTGCGCCAGCACTCGCCGGCAGCGTGTTGAGCCGAATGTTCATGGGCACATTCTTGGCCGATGGCGTGCCCTCAACTCGGACAAAGATTTCGGCCCCGGTCATCGCATTCCCGGCGCCATCGGACCCGGCAAAATGCAAGACTGCAACGGCATCATTGTTCTGCAGGGCGCCCGACCGATCCTTTGCGAGGAAGAACCTTACGGGGTCGTTGCTATTCTCGACCCTTGTAATCGATGCGCTCCCCTTGCTTTCGCCGCTGCCTTCAGACTGAAGCCCCGGGGTTAGCGTCCGTTCCGATGCTGACCCCGGATAGATCATGAAGTTGCTGCGCGGCGTTTCCGTGCCCACCAGCACTTCGCCGTTCGGCGTTGCGGCGATCTGCTTTCGCCACTGGTATGTGGCGCCATGCTTCAGCGATTTGTAGGCCTGGCCATCAGTTGCCAGCACCACCGCCCCCGGCATTGCTGCAGGGTCGTAGGGGATCGGCAGCGTTGTCTCGCGCAGCCCTTCCTGGCGCAGCCGCCGGCCCGTTGCCGTCTTGATCTTGTCCATCAGATCGCCTCCGAGTCGGGAGCGTGGTCGAGGGCCTCAAGCTCGATTGCTGAGCCGATCACCTTGATGGCGTTGGCCACCTCGGCCTGGACCTGCAGCCGGCCGCCCACCGTGTCGGCCGGGTTGGTCTTCAGCAGCCGCAGGCCCTGGATCGGCAGGTAGACGGTCTCGCCAGCGGGCACCGGCACCCGCGCGGTGAGCGGGATCGCCTGGCCGCTGGTGCCCTGCAGCAGCATCTGGAGCTCCACCCACCGGGTCGTGGCGGTGCTGTTGGTCGCAGCCAGCGGGGTTTCGATGAACACTTCGCCGGGGCGCAGCTCTCGAGCGCTGTCGGTTGGATCCGGTGTGGCGCCATCATCACCGGACGCCGGGATCGAGAAATCGGGCGCCTCGGCCAGCGTGGTCCAAGTGGTCCCGACAAAGCCGCTGTTCGTGGCGGCAGGAATGAACAGCAGCAGAGGCTTGCCGCTGGATGGCTGATCGGTCTTGATGCGTGGCATGGCTCAGTAGCTCCTGGAGATGGCAGCGCGGGTCACCTGGCTGCGGATGGCGCTGTTGAACGGCGGCCCACCCAGCTGCCCGCTGCGCGCATCGATCTGGAGGCCGCCGACGAACACCGCATTGCCGGCATCGTCCTGGCCGCTGAAGCGGACCCTGCCACCGTCGCGCTGCACGATGCTGCGCTGGATCCGGCGTGCGCTGCGTGCCGGCGGCACCCGGTAGAACTCGACCCCGGCCATCGGCCCGGTCCACTGGTGGTTGATGGCCGTGATCAGGCTGCGCAGCTTGCGGCGAACCGGCTCCACCGGCGACGGTGCCGGGCCTTGCCCCACCTCATACCAGTGGTTGTCCAGCGTCGCCTTCAGCCGCGTCACCAGGGCGTTCGTCATCGCCACGGCGCCGCCGCTGAGCTGGCCTCCAGCGATCAGGGTCGCCGCCAGCCGCTCCCAGCTCGCCTTGAACGCCGCGTGGAAGCTGTAGCTGTAGACGCAGGTGCCATCAAAGCCGAACATGCCTTCGGCGAAGTTGAGCATCGGCCGCTCAAAGCCATGGGTCAGCGATGCAGAAAGTGCATCGAGGAACAGGGCGGAGTCCTTGCGGGTGAGCGCCTCGAACCCGGCGGGCCATGACCCGGCCCCGTGGTTGGCCACCAGGAAGGCCCACACGTCGTTCACCAGGGCGGCCTTCTGCGCAGCGATGATCGTCCCCGCGGTGCCCTGGCTGGTGATCAGCGCTGGATTGATCGTCAGCGGTGCAATCTGCTGCGTGCTGCCTTCGCTCCAGAAGCTGTAATCCCCGAACTGGGAGCTGCTGCCGCTCACCACCATCTGGCCGCCATCGAGGCACATGAAATGGCGGTGGGCGCCAACCCCGATCGCGTTGACCGGGTTGATGAATCCCCTGTTGCGGGCCACATAGCCCAGGCCATTCGCGCTGCATGGCGTGAAGCCCCAGGTCATCATGTTCGGGAACACGCTGTAGGGCGACAACACCGCCGCGTCGGCCAGGGCGCAGCCGCCTCCCTTCGGGTGGGCAGGGTTGCCGCCCGCTGCATCCATCGGCAGCGGGGTGGGCACATCAGAGGCCAGCGAGCTGACGACGCAGTTCTGGCCATAGGGCACCCCGCCGGGGAGGATCACGGCCCCGGGCCTGAACACCATGGCAAACCCCTTGGTGGGGTTGTCGAAATCGTCGATCTGCCAGCCGGTGAACTTCAGATTGACCAGGTGCGCGCCATTGCCGCAGCGAAACACGTTGCGCTGCGCATTGCCGGCGGTGGGCTGGATCACCGTGCGGCGCTGGAAGTGCGCGCCCATGACGGTGCAGTTGTCGGGAACATCGAGCTCGCCTGCGGTGCTCAGCCCGTCCAGCAGCACCACGGTCCAGGGCCCCGGCTCAGCGAGGTTCTGCACCTGATCCAGGGCGTGTTCGATGTCGCGGAAGCCCTGGCTTGGGTTGCGGCCGGTGGCACGGTTGCTGCCGTCGCTGCGGACGTAGAACACCCTCGGCCGCTGGTCGATCGGCAGCGCGCCAATCGTGATCGGGGCAGTGCCGTCGAACAAGACCCCGTTGATGGTGCGGGGGGTCTGCAGCCGTGTCGCCGCCCCTGCGGTGTTCGCGTAGTTGGCGGCGCCGGCCTGGGTGGCGTAGTTGGCGGTGGTGGCGTTGCCGGCGGTTTCGGAGAGCGCGGCGTAGCGGCTGCGATCGAGCAGCTCCTGCACCACATAGAGGATCTGCTGATCAGCGGTGTTGAGGTCGAACTGGGTGAGGTTCGAGGCATCGGTCCACGGCACCAGCTGCCCGGAGCTCGGTGTCCGCCGCAGGATCGTCAGCGTGGTGCCAACTGCAGGGGCTGCCGTCAGCTGCAACGTGGTGTCGTTGACCCAGCTGAAGCCGGTCGGCTCGGCCAGCTCTTGGGTCAGCGTGTCCTCGAAATAATCCCAGCCATAGCCCACCTTGACGTGCGCCCGCCGCAGATAGGGGAACGGCACGGCAAAGACTCTGGTGCTGCCGTCCCCGGAATAGGAGGCGTAGGAGAGGGGCACGTTCTCTGCACCGTTGCAGACCCATTGTGCCCCGCCAGGCCGTGGCCGCTACCGCTGCAACGCGGCGCCGGGATTGATCGCTTCCACCAGGTCGCGCAGCTCGCCGGTGGCCTCCGTGAAGCGCTTTGCCGCCATGCGTGATCGCCGATCGCGCCAATCCGTGGCGGCTGGAGTTGAGGACGCATTGAGCTGATCCAGCGTCAGCAGGTGGAAGTAGGTGTAGACCCCCTGGATCATCTGCGAGGCGGCCTGCGAGCGGCGGCGCGCCGCCGGCATGTCGCGGACCTCCAGGTCGGAGGTGGTGCCGGGTCGGTCCTGCATCCGTTGGTAGACGGGGTCGTTGAACAGCGAGGTGAAGGCCTCGAGGATCGTGCGTCCCTTGACGTGCTTGGCCAGGAACGGCGCCAGCTCAACCGTGGCGTTCTCGCCCCCCTTGGCGACAACAACCCCGGAGCCCTTGAACTCCTGGCGCAGGTCCATCGAGACCTCCTTGGGCAGCGGGAAGGTCACCGCGACCTTCGCCCCGGCGAGCTCCATCCGCGCCTCCAGCGGGATGCTGCCCTTCACCGTGCCGTAGGTGTTGCTGTATTCCGCCTGCAGCTCATCGCTCATCGCCACGCCCTCAAGCTGCCGGCGCAGCAGGGCGTTCGGCAGGGTCAGGCGGCCCTGGGCGTCGAGCTCGGCGTAGACCCGCTGGTGGGGCCGGGGCCAGATGCGAGGCAGGAACTGGGCCTTGGCCGTGTCCGCCCAGTCGGCCCCGAACTCCAGCATGATCGGCGACCCCAGAAAGTCGTTCGTCTTGCGCGGTGCGCCGCCGGCGAGGCCCATCAGGGGGATGGTGCCAAATGCCAGGTTGCGCAGGTTGCGCTCGATCTTGGTCGCCGGGTCGTCTTCCCCCAGCGCGAACCGCTCAGCGGGGCCGGGCTGCTGGTCTCGGTAGAAGTCCGTGCCGCTGGAGCCGGTGAGGCGCTGCATGTCGCGCATGACGCCGCTGCCGGGCAGCTGGCCCTGACCCAGCCACTGCACCAGCCGCGGCATCGCGGTTTCTGGATCCAGCAGCGCATCCACCAGGCGCTGCAGCTGGCCGAAGCCGGTCTGGCGGATCAGCTGGCTGGTCAGCACCTGCGCGACGCCCCAGAAGGCGTTGTGCTGGTCGAACGAGGAGTAGGACCCGGTGACAAACGTTTCCTTGATGTCCTTCCACAGAAACAGGGTATTGAGGATCGGCAGCCCTCCCAGGTAGGGCACCCCGCCGATGCTGTTGGGCCGGTTTCCCTCCAGCAGCCAGGCGCGCCGCGCCGTCGGGTCCAGGGGCCCGTTGCCCTCGATCAGCCCCATCATGTCCAGCCCGGCGAACATGCCCAGCAGGCCGCCGGTCACGACCCAGCCCGCCTGCACCTTGGCGATCTGCTCCTTGGTCGGGTTCTTGCCGAAGACCACATGCACCGTTTCGGCCAGCGGCCCGAAGCTCAGGCGGGTGTCGAACAGGAACTGGTTGAACGGCGCACGCCAGTAGGGCACTAGCGAATCGATCGCCCAGTGCTCACGGCCCTTCATCACGGCCTCATCGATCTTTCCTGCGAACTCGCCGGTGGGGGCAGCCTGCATCCGGTTGCGCAGCGAGTAATCCATCGCACCCACCGCCTCGGGGGAATCGAGGGTGGGGTAGCCATAGGTCTCCCGCACGCGATCAGCGGTGATGATTTGCGCGATCTCGCCGTCGGTGATGTCGCTGTCCTTGAGGTTGTGCTGGCGGCGGAAGCTCTTGATGTTCTCCTCGGTCGGGGCTGCCTGGTAGAAGGCCTTGTCGAGCTCGCCCTGCACCCATTCCTCGCGGCTGCGGGCATCGAACAGGCCCAGCTGGGCGCCATCCTTGCGGGCCCGGATCTCGAGGTCGTTCTTCAGCTTGAACAGGAAGGCGTCGTAGCCGAGCACGCTGTCGCTGGCGCTCATGGCCCGCAGCGCAGGGATCAGCACCGCCGGGTTCTGGCCGGTCCAGTGGTAAGCCAGCATCCGGGTGCTGGCCTGCAGCTTGTGGACGTTCATCGCCCACCAGCGCGGATCGAGCGGGCCGCCGGGTGGGTACGGGGCCTCGATGACCGCCTGCACATCGGCCAGCAGCTTCTCGTTCTTGTTGCCCCGCGCCCCGTAGGTGTCGACGTTGCCGCCGAACGGTGCATCGCCACGGAAGAAGGAGTCGGCCGCGAGCTCCCGCCAGGCCCGCCGCACCCCGTCGTGGGAGTAGGCGGCGCTCTCCCACGCAACCCGCAGCCCCTCGCCGAACGCTTCGCGGCTGAAGCGGGTGCCATGGGGCGTGAGGTTGCCGATGTTCTCGAAGGCCTGGTGGACGAACCCATGGGTGTTGGCCAGCCAGCTGCCGATGGCGTTGGCGCGCACCTGGCTGCCGAAGTTCAGCAGCTGGGAGTCCTTCACCAGGGCATTCCCGAAGCGCATGTGGGAGTTGGCCCAGCCCTTGCCGAGCTTGGCGCGGGGGTCGAAACCGTCGACGCTGGCAGCGATCTTGAGCTGCTTGATCTCCTCGGGCTTCCGGCCATCGATGGCATCCATCACCTGGCCGAAGTGCTCGTCCCTCACCACCTCCTGAGCCGTGGCGCCCAGCGTCTGCTTGGCCTCGGCCATGTCGACCGCGAAGTGGTGGGGTGCGGCGAAGTCCTCCTGAAGGCTGCGCAGGGCCTGGCCGGTGTTCCGCTTGGCGGTGCTCACATGCCGCTCGGCCATCAGCGCCAGCTTGTAGGTGCTGAACCCACGCCGCCGCAGGCCGTCAGGCACCGGGGCGGAGCTGTTGTCCATGAACTCGATGATCTGCCCCAGGGTGTCGAGATAACTGCCCTTGGCCATGTCGGCGATGAACCGCAGGCGCGTCATCTTCTCCGCCAGCGCCATGAACCCAGCGGTGTTGTTGGCCAGCGCAGCGGCGATCGTGTCGGCGTCGGTGAACTCCCGGTAGGCATCGGCGACCGACTGCAGCAGCCGATCGCGCCCGTAGGTCGCGGTGACGAAGGCGAAGTCCTCGGGCGCCGCCTGGCGCCAGGTGCCGACCAGCGCCTCGGTGAGCTTCGCGTACTCCTCAGCGTCTTGGATGTTGGCGTTTTCGATCAGCTGGCGATAGTTGACGAAGCGACCTTCGCTGCCGATCGGCTTGGCGCGGTTGCCCAGGCCGCGCTGCACCAGGGCATCGAGCTCCTCGGATTCGAGGCGGGCCGCGAAATCGGTGTAGGCGCGATCGATCTCGGCATCCGTGATGGAGCGAGCGCTGCCGTCCTGCATGGGGATGACCCACTGCCGCTTGGCCTCCGTGCGGAGGAACATCTCGCCGGCCTTGCGGGCCCGCTCGGAAACGTCGAGCTCCTTCTGCAGGCGGGCGTTGTCCTCCTGCAGCTTCTTCAGCTCGTCGTCGTAGTTGTTGCAGCTGGTCATAGTGAGCAACCCTCACTCAGGGATTTGCGGCGGATCTCGTCGATCCGCTGGTTGTTGGCCTCGATCTGCTTCCATGCCGCCTGGTCAGCAACCTTGGTGCGGGCCTTGACGGGCAGGGGGCCAGCCTCATCCGTGAGCGTCATCGGCTCCGGCCGAATGGGGGCATCAGCCAGCTTCGCCTCCATCCGCGCCGGCGTCGAGTGCAGGATGTCGTAGCGCTTTAGGTACTCCTTGAGTTCCTGGGCCCCCATGGCCTCAGGCTCCAGATAAAACTGCTTGGCGATCTCGCCGGAATAGGCGGCATCCAGGATTTCGGCCACCTCTTTTGGCGGCAGATCCGCCGACGGCCTGGGCATCCCGGGGTCAATCGCCCGCGCGACCGTCTTTGAGAACGGAGCGATTTCGTCCGTGAACTGAGCAAGAAGCTCGATTACCTCGGGGGGCAGCTCGCGGTTGAGCTTGAAGCCCACGCCAAGCAGGTAGTTTTTGATGCGCTCCCAAATCTCGATCAGCGGTTTAAGCGCTTTCGCAGTTTTAGCAGGAGGCGGGCTGTATTCACCCAGTTTCTTAGAAAGACGATCAAGCAAGTAGTCGGCCGCGTCCACCTTGCCGGCGCTGCGGTATGTGTCGGCCATGTCCCGGAGCAACCGCGCCGCGATGACTCGCTGACTCCCCCACGCCATAAGCTCAACATTTTTCAGGGCCTGCGCGTCATCTGCGCTCATCATCTTAGTGGCCTCTCGGCGGAAGTATTTAGCCGATTCGTCGCTTGCCAGAACTTGTAGCTGATCCGGCGTCAAAAAGCGGCGCTGCATAACATGCACTGCTTCGTGAATGGCTGTCTGGGCCACCTCCTCTGATTCATGGTCCAAAAATACCCTGTTCTTCCGAGCAATAAGAACCAGGGGCTCCCTGCCCCAGTCTTCTCCGGCCGCGCCTTCAACATACCGAACCGTGCTCGGTTCGTTGCGGCCGTAGCCCGCCATGTCTGATTCGACGTAGGCCTGATCTGCTATCACTATTTTGCCCTTGTTGCCAGTGATTCTCCTGGCAAAGTCAATAATGTCTCGCTCGATGGCATCGGCAGCCCCTTCGTCGCCCAGGGTCCACATCCCTAGCCCTTTGCGACTGCCGACCCTGTTCAGCAGGTCACGGCGCTCGAACGTAGAAAGGCTGGGCCCGTAGACGAGTTTTGCAAAGTCCAGCGAGCTTTTGTCCCCCCTCTTGGCATCGAGGGGGATGCTTGCGTCGATAGATGGCCCCCTGGGCGGCTCCGGGTCGTAGCCGTCTGCCATGCCGAGCTGCTTCTTCTCCTCGAAGCTCTTGAGCTCGTAGCCGGTCGCGTCGCGCAGCCCCTCCTCGGCGATCCGCCGCATCTGCTGGTCGCGTTCGTGGAACTCCGCCGCCAGGCGCAGCTCATCCGCTGCCGCCTGCGCGCCGCGCGTGCCCGGTTGCGGCCGCGCTCCCTGCCCGTCGAGATCAGCGGTGGCCTCGCCAAGCGGCACGGTCGGCCCGTCCGGCAGTTCCGGCAGCTGCGACTCTGGCGGGCGCACCTCGCCTTCGCCGACCGCACGGCGGATCACGTCGATCTGCGCCGCCTGGCGCTGCTCCGGCGTGAGCTGGCGCGGGCCTGGGACGATGCGATCGGTGATCTTCCCGCCGTCGATGTCCTCGATCCCTGCCGATGTCTCCAGCATCCGGCGGGCCGTTTCGGCGTTCTTGGCGGCTGAGTCGCCCAGGGACCGCGCGATGCCCTCCATTTCGTCAAGCAGGGCCTGGGTTTCCGGGTCAAGCTGAACGGCATCCAGCTCCTCGCGGGTGGGCGGTGCGTCCAGTTCCGGCGAGTTCCCGCCGACAGGCCGCGCCATCGGCAGGCCCTGGTCCTCTGAGGCCCGCCGCACGGCCTCCACGATCCGGTCGCGGATCCGGTTGGCCACCACGCCTGGCTTGGCGCCATCTGCAATCTGCCGGGCACCCTCGTCGAGCAGATCGCTCACCGGGCCCGGGGCGTACTTCACGGCATCGAAGACACCCAGCACCGCCCGGGCGTCCATCGCCTGGCTGGCGCTGCCCTCGACGCTGATCTTGTTGCCCGCCTGCTGCAGCCGCTCTGCCTTCTTGCCGACCTTGCCAAACAGGTTCTTGTCGCTGGTGAGGTCCGCCCGGATCTTGGCTGCGAGCGTGCCCTTCTCTACCGCCAGGGAGAGGGCATCGTCATTCATGCCGAACAGATCGAGCAGGGTTGTCTGCGGGTTGTCCCCTGGCTTGGTGACCGGGGCGCTGCGCACCTGTTGCAGCACCTCGTTGAACGCCGCATCGCTCATGTCCCGGTTGCCCAGGATCTTCACGGCGGCCTGCATCTGCCCCTCGTCGAAGTCGGCCCCGCCCAGGGCAATCGCCTTCCCCTGCGACAGCTTCCCGTCGATCGCATCCTGGAAGATGTTGCCCGGCAGCTTCGACAGCGCCAGGCCCTTTGCAGAGTTGCCATCGCTCATGGGCGCACCCATGCGCTGCAGCTGCTCGGCATCGGTGATGCCGCTGTCGCGCATGAACTTCGCGGCATCGAACACCGTGCCGCGACCCTCCTTGATGTTCGACAGCGCCCCCAGGGCCCGGGCCTCCTCGGCGGTGGCGGCCACCAGCTCACGCACCGGCACGGTGGGGATGCCGAGCTGCTTCGCCCGGGCCAGCCGGTTATGGCCGTTCACCACATAGGTGATGCCGTCAGCGGGATCGGTCCACACATCGATCACGCCCTCGGCAACGGTGTCCCAGCGGCTCACGCCCGACAGGCTGTTGCCGATCTGCTCCCCCTGCTCGTTGGTGCCCTGCTTGAACTGGAACCGCTGCGGGTCCGCCTGGATTTCGCCAACCGGCCGGAATGACTGCTGCCAGTCGCGCGCCAGCAGTTCCTGCCCCGTCTCCTCCCGATACCGGGCCAGGCCCTCGATAATGTCGGCCCTGGTGAACTCCTCGAAGTCGCGGCCGGTGGCCTCCGTGATGATCTGCGCCAGGTCGGGATTGTTCTCCGGCGCCGCCACGCCCCGCAGCGTTTCGAAGCGCACCGACTCCAGGGTCTGCTCGTAGGTCTGCGGCTGCCCTTCGCGGCCCATCCGTTCGGCCACATTCCCGGCCGGTGCCATCACCCGGCCCTGCTCCAGCTCGGGCTCCACCGGCAGCCCCTGCCGTGCGGTCAGCAGTTCATCGATCCGTGGCACCACGGGGCCCGGCTGCTGCAGCAGGCCCAGGAGGTCCTCGTCGTCGAGGTCGCGGACCAGGTTGAGCACCACATCTGCTTCAGGCAGGGCCGGGTCGTAGATCAGCTCGCCGGGATCGATGACCTCGCCGTCGACGGCCAGCGGGCTGTCGCCGGCACCGGCCGGCTGCTCCGGTGCAGCAGGGCGATCCGGTGCGGCCGCGGTGGCAGGCGGCTCCGGTGCAGCGGCTGGCGCTGCTCCCCCAGCGGCCGGGGCCGGTTCCGCTTCCGGGGTGCGGCCGGCCTCGATCCAGTTGTCGATCTGCTGCTGGGCCTGGGCCTCGCCTTCAGGATCACGGAACGACGTGGCGCCGGTGGTGGGGTCCGTCTCGGTGATGCCGGCCTGCTCGAGCTGCTGCCGCGCACCGGTGCGCTCGGTCCTGACGCGGGACTCCGACAGCCAGCGGCGGGTGTGACGCAGCCCGGCGACGCCAGCACCCAGGCCCGATAGCGCCACCCCCGGCACAGCGTTGGGCAGCAAGCTCTTGAACGCCGAGTCGATCCAGTCGTCGCGGCCCACGTCCACCGCCAGCGGCAGGCTCAGCCCGGCCGCCTCGCCCAGGTTGGAGATGTTGCCGCCGCGGTTGTCATCAAGGAAGGTGCTCAGCACCTCGCCAGCGGCCCAGCGCGCGCCACCAGTGAGCGCAAGGCCGGCGGCGCCGGTTCCCATGGCGGGAATCAGGGGGACAACGGCGCCGGTCGCCGCTGCGGACGAACCAACGCTGCGGACGGTGAGGTCCAGGTTCCGCTCAAAGTCGTTCTGCCGGCTGGGCGGCGTGGCCCCATAGAACGAGTAGGCGGATTCAACCAGTCGCTCGATCGCGTTGCCGGCGGGGCTCGCCTCAGGGTTGGCCCGTTGCCCCCGCATCTTCTGGCCGACGGAGACGGCGAACTTGGCGGCGTTTTCCGCCACTCCAACGGACAGAGCTGCGACCACGTTCCGGCCGGTCTGGCCGCCTGGCGGGTTGATCAGCGGGGCGGCGAGGCCAAAGCTGGGGGCGACCACCCGCCTGATCGTGTCCGCCATGCCGGACGATTGCGCCCCCCGCCGGTTGGTCTCTGCCACCTTCCGGCCGATGTAGCGCAGCTCGTTGCCGATGACCCCGATCGGGTCGCTGAAGATGCTGCGGTTCAGCTTGCCGGTCTGCTCCAGCCGCTTGAACGATGCTGGCGACTGCCAGCGCCAGCCAGGGCCGGCCCACTGCACCCGGCGGCCGCGCAGCACAGATGCGCTGCCGATCGGTCGGTCGGCATCGGTGTAGCGCTGCTTGCCCTGGTCGGGAACGACGGGCTGCCCGGCGCCGGTGAGCTTGAGGGCCATGGGCTGTTACCTCCGTCGACTGGTGATGGTGTTGCCTGTGGCGCCGATGTCGCCTGGCACCAAGACGAACACCTGCCGGGTGGCTGAGCCGTAGATCAGGGGGCCTTTCGCGCTGCCGTTCCAGAGCGTCCGGCCCCCCTCGCGGGCGATCGCCGCATCGAAGCCCCGCGACCTGGACGACGTGCCGCCCCAGTCGAACTGCGTCTGGAACACGACGGCGCCGCTCGGCACCCGCCCGGCTGCGGCCGCCGCCTGGTACTCGCTTGCGCTCATCACGTTGGCGGTGAACGCCCCGTAGGGGCTGTTGATGGTGCGCGGCTGGCCAAGGCCGGGCAGGGGCTTCCAGCTGAACGAGCGCACCAGCTGCGACGCCAGGCCGCGGGGGTTGTTGCCGGCGTCCAGCCCCGTCGCGGCTGGGTTCGGCACGCCGTTCGCCTTCATCGAATCGAGCACAGCGGTCACGCACAGCCCGGGCCTTGTCGCCACCATCCGCCCGCTGCCGAGCCTGGCCAGCGTCGGGCTGCTGAGGGCCGGCCCGGCCGGCAGCGGCGAGTTGGTCGCCACGCTCACGCCACGGTTCGCCAGGCCCACCGCTGACGGCAGCCGCATCGCCGGCGCCGCCATGGCCGGCTTGGTACCGAGCAGCATGTCGAGCATCGCCACGCTGGCCCGCTGCACCGCGCTGGCCCGGTTGCCGCTCGCCGCGCCGGCCGCCGTGTTGCGCGCCGCCTGCGCCTGCCGCCCATCGCGCAGCAGCCGCTGGCGGTCGGCCGCCGGCACCTGGATGCTGCCCGGGTAGAAGTCGAGCTGCTTGATCAGCAGGGCGCCCGGGGTGGTGCCCGCATCCCGCGCGAAGCGGCGCAGCGCAGCGCTGGGCGCCCCGCCGCTCAGGATCCGGTTCGCTTCCTGCACCACGGCCGCCGGCTCGAGGATCGGCTGTTGCCGCCAGCGGTTCAACGTGGCGGCCCGGTCGGGGATGTTGTCGAGCTGGCTGCTCGGGTAGACCCTGCCGGTGAATGGCTTGGTGCCAGGGGGCAGCACGGGAGGTTTTGCGCCGCCCTGGCCGCCGCCGCCCGCTGGCTGCTGCCGCTGCGCAGGGCCGGCCCCCTGCTGGCCGTTCACGCCGGGGAACAGATAGCGGCGGGCGTCCTGGTCCTTCTGCCCGTATTCCTCGATCGCCTTGGTCGCCTCGCCGATCGCTTCCGCCGCCGTGAGCGGGCGGCCCTTCTGCCCCTCTGCCGCCGCGATCCGGTCGCGGACGTGGCCCTGAAAGGCCGAGAACTGCCTGCGGGCCGATTCCGCCACGTTGGCGTCGGTCCAGCCGGCCATGATCGCCTCGGTGTTGACCCCCCGCAGCGCCGCCTCGGTGACAGAGCCGGGGTAGTTGACCCGCAGATTCGCCTTGATGGCCCGATCGATCACGCCATTCACCTCCCTGGTCGTCGGCGCGGTCTCGCGGGCGTTGTTCCGCTGGCGGATGTCGGCGTACTGGGCCCGCAGCTTCGGCCGCTCGTCTTCCGGTGCGCTCGCCAGCGCGATGTTGAACTCGGCGTCGGCCTGGGCTGGGTTCCATGCGCTGCCGTAGCGGCTGGTCATGTCCTGCAGCAGGGCCGTGACCCCATCCATCGACCGGCCGAGGCCCACCACCTTGTCGATCGTGCCGCTGGCCTTCTGCTCCAGCTCCAGCCGCTGGCTCAGTGGGAGCTCCTGGAACTTGGGATCGTTGCGCAACGCCTCGATCGCCCGCAGCCGCTCCGGCCCATCCGGCAAGCCATAGGTCGCCTGGATCAGCTGGTCCTGGTAGCTGCGCCCCAGCTCCTCTTGCCGGCGCTGCTGCCGCTTGTAGGCCACCTCCCCGTATTTGATCTCGCTGTCGAGGGCCTCCTGGGCGAACATCCCCGCCGCCGGCTGGCGGAACCCCGTGCTGTCCGGCGGCCCCACCGGGATGCTCAGTGCCAGCCGCTTCAGCTCCTCGTTCCCATCGGCGTTGGCGATGGCCAGCAGCTGCTCGATCGCTTGTTGCTTGACTGTCGCCACCTCGCCGGGCAGCCCCATCTCCTCGACCAGCCGATCGAGGGTGGCCCCCATCACCTGGCTGCGGGCCTGATCCCAGCCAGGGTCTCCAGTCTTGACCAGCTGGCGCCGACCATCGGGGGCGAACACCTCCAGCTGCCCCTCGTCCAGCGACCTGACATAGAGGCCCAGCATTTCGGCCGATGCCGTCCTCGGCACCGTCCGCTTCAGGTGCGCGCTGCGGTCCTGCCAGTGCAGTTCCGTCATCCGGTCGCTGCCTTCGTTGATCTGCGGCAGGACGTTCTGGATGAACCCGGGGCTGGCCTCGGTCACCCCGTACTTCTTGAGCACGGACTGCACGGCCCGGGCCTTGATCTCGGCGAGCCGTGGGTCCCGCTCGTCGAGCTGCTCCACGCCGGGCTGGTCCCGATAGGCCGCGATGATCGCCGGCTTGACCTCCATCCCCGCCAGCTGGACCAGGGCCCGCTCTCGCCCCGACCGCCGCCACGGGTTCACCGTGTCCATCATCAGCGCAGCGACCGGATCGGCCTGCGCCAGCCGGCGGTTCTCCGCGGCGTACTCCCGCCCCGACTGCCGCTGTTGCTCGTCCAGCAGGGCCTTGGCCCGCAGCGCTTCGTTGACGCCGCGCTGCACCTGCGAGCTGGCGTACATCGTCAGGCCGGTGCCGGCGAGCTCCGTCAGCCGCTGGTTGAAGGGCGCCAGGGCCTGCGCCATCTGCTCGAACTGGTTGATGCCCTGCAGGCTGCCGCCGCTGGCCTGCTGGATCACCCCGATGCCCTGCACCCGCGGGATCTCCACCGGCCCCGCCGGCGCCGCGATCTGCCGGCGGACGGGCTCGAGGAAGCTCGCAACCGGCTGCGCCGCCGGGCGGATCTGCCCATCAGGAAGCCTCGTCATCAGACCTTCCTCAGCTGCGAGTGGATGGCCAGGCCGGACTGCACCCCGCCCATGAGGGCCGAGCCGATGCCCAGGACCGATGCGCCGCGCGACGGGCCGGTGCCGGTCATCGTTGGCGCCGGTGGTGCCAAGAGCGTCGGCAGCGGCTGGAACGGCCGCATCGGTTCGAGGTAGGGCTGCTGCTCGTAGAACTGCTGGCTGTTGTACCTGTTCAGGTACTGCGTCACCTGGGCCGCCTGCTCCCGCGTGTACTGCCTGCTTTGCAGGCCCCGGTTGATCCGCTGCAGCGTGTCGTAGTCGCCCATTTGGCGGGCGTAGTCGCCCATCAGCCGATCGATGCTGGCGCCCTCCCTGCCGCTGGCCGCGACTGCCGCGCGCGCCTTCAGCGCTGCGACCTGATACTGCTGATAGGCCACGGCGTCAGCCATCGAGGCCTCGCTGAACCGCTGGCTGAGGGCCTCCGACTGCTGCACGAACTCGGCGCCGGCGGCGGCCCTGGTGCCGGCCACCACCTCGGCCTGGGCGAGGGCCTTGCTCAGCTCGTAGTTCCGCAGGCTGTTGACGTAGGCCAGCTGCTGGTTGTGGGCCAGCGTTGACTGCCAGAACTGCTGCTGCTGGTTGGCGTCGGTGTAGCGGGCCGTGAAGGCCGCCTGCCACTGCGCGAAGCGGGTGGAAGCGCTCTGCATCGCGCTCTGGTTCATCCACTCCTGCCGCGCGGCAGCGCCCTGCTGCCCGGCGCCGAACATCGACAGGGCACCGTTGACGCCACCCAGGGCCAGCGACGCGGTGAGGGGGCTGATCACCACCATCAGCGCCACCTCTCGAAGTGAACGAACAGCTCAGCGCATGGCCCCATGGGGACGGGGTTGTCGATCGTGAAGCCGAGCGATTTCAGCCAGCGCAGGGTCGTCGCGTTCTTCGCCAGCGCATAGTTGTGCAGCGGTCGCTTCACGTCGTCGTCTGCCAGCAGCGCATCGACCCACTGCTTTGCACCCCTGATGAATTGTCGCCGATGGCTGGGGGTGGCCAGCAGCCCATCGGTCGCCAGCAGCCAGATCCGCCCTCCTTGGCCAATGCCAGCGATCCCCACGGGCCTGCCGTCGTCTCCGTCTATGCAACGGCAATCGGGGGAAGATCGCCAGCTCTCGAACACTGCTTCGGCTGGCTGCATCCCATGGCTGCAGAACACCTCGATGGCGTCCTGGCGGCGGAGGTTGGCGGCGATCACTGCCACCCTCTCGAAAGTCGGCGGGGCCCAGCGCATCACAGCAACCTCGCTTTGGCGGACAGCCGCCCCACCCACTCACAGGTCGAGAACCGGCACGGCGCCGGCGTGCTGTTGTGCAGCTCGATCACGCACGTTTCCCCCTTGCTTTGGATCGGGATGGTGAACACCCCATCGAGGGAGCCGTCTGCCAGGTCTGCCTCGAGCACGCTGTTCCGGGAGCCCAGCATCGTGCCGTCCCAGACATAGACGGCCCGGGGCCGGTGCTCGGCTGTCACCCACGCCTGGAATGCGGGCGTTTCGTGATAGCGGAGCTTGGCGTGCCGAACCTGGGTGCGGGTGGCGTTGACCGCGACCTTGCCGCCGCCCTGCTCCTTGTAGAGCTTGAAGCGGGTGAAGGTGTAGGCGAAGTCGTATTGCTCCCCGAACCACACTTCCCTGTTTCTCCAGTCCCCGCGGCCGATGATCTGGTTGCCGCTGCTCGCCTCGCCGAGCATCACGCCGCCAACCTGCCCCGGGGCAAAGCCTGACCAGGCCTGGGTGCGGGCCCGGATCGTGTAGGGCAGCGTCCAGGTGGTGGTCTGGGCCAGCGGATCCCACACCCCGGACGGCACCCGCATCGCCGCTGGCGTCTGCGATGTGGTGGACACCCGCCGATCGAGCAGCAGGGGGTAGCCGCCAGCCGGCGCGGCGCTCAGCCGATCCGCGACCGGAATCTTCTCCAGCCACACCTCGGAGCCGTACTGCACCAGGGCGAATAGCTCCTCGCGCACGCACAGGATCTGCAGGATCTGATCGGCGCCGTTGAACTGCCAGTAGCTCCAGCTGCTCTGGGCGCGCTCTGCCCCGCCGCCGGTGTTGCGGTAGAGGAACTTGTAGACGTAGATCCGATCCTGATAGCCGGCCTTGGCAGAGATTGCGAACCAGGCATTGCCGGTGTCGTTGGCGGCAAGCCGCGTCACCTCGCTGGGGATGTAGCTGGAAACGTGGCCGGTCAGCTCGTCCGCGTCTGCCACCAGGGCAGTGCCTGCGCCGCGCACGCTGAACTCTCGGAACCGCGACCACTCGCCGTTCGCCTGGCACATGATGATTGCGCCGGCGACCGGGATCGGCCGCACGTCCGGGTCGATCTCGTACTGGGTGAGCACCGTGATCTGGGCCGTGGCTGGGCTCAGCAGCGCATCGGCCGAGCTGAACCGGAACTGCAGCTGATCGGAGAAGACGATCAGCTCGTCCTGGTAGGGGATGGCGTAGCGCAGCACGGCGACCCTGGCATTGCTGGCCTTGAGGTCGATCGGGTCCGTGTCGAGCGTGGCGGTGACGGTTTCCGGGAAGAACTCAAAGAAGTCCCGCGTTCTGCTCAGGACGATGTTTTCGTCCGCCAGCATCCCCAGCCGGTTTTTGTAGATGAATACATCCTGGATTGGGTATCCAATGAAGCTGGGATCCGGCGCGGTTTCGTAGTCGCCTGCCGTCCGCTCACCCCAGGCCGGAACCGTTACGCCGCCCTGCGTGCTGCCGTTGGCAGGGCCGAAGTAGAAGCTGCCTGCAGGCAACCGCACCAGCACATGCGGCATGGTGGCGGCATCGATCCGGTACTGCACCCCAGGCGCGACGGTCTCCTCCCAGGTGCCCTCGCCGAAGCTGCCGACCCTCGGCTGGAACTGGACGTAGAACCCGTCGAACTTGTTGCTCGGATCGCCCGCCACCTCCACCTGGTAGCCGGCCGGCGCGATCGTGGGCAGCTCGGTGAAGGCCTGCACCCGGCTGGTGATCGCCGTGATGTCGGCGTTCGCCCTGGCATCGGTGGCCGAGACCGTGATCGGGCTGGCCGACTGCAGCCAGAGGACGCTGCCGGCCCTGCTGATCGTCACGCCGGGGACCCCGGCGAGCGCTGTCAGCAGCGACTGGGCGATCGTCTCTGAGCTGATCCGGTTCTCGGTGGTCGTGCTGCCGGACACCACCACAGCGGCGACCGGGGTCTGCACCGTGACCTCGGTGCCGTTGACGTTGACCCGGTAGGTCTGCCCGTAGTTGGCCGCCTTCACCCACACCAGGCATTCATGGGCCGCCGGCCGCGGCGTCGCGGGGGCCACCGCAGCAGCCATCGCCGGCACCTTCCGCGTGTTCGAGATGAACGAAAAATCCGCGATCGTGGCGGCGCGCAGGTCCTGCCGTGGGCTCGTCGCGGTGGAGAGGTAGCTGAACCCCAGCGGGGCGCTGACCGTCTTCTCCACCCCGTCGAGGTCGAACACCTGCACGGAGGACCGGCCGATGACCACCAGGTACTTCTCGAGCGTGTCCCGCTCGATCTGGTGGAAGAACGCATCGCCGAAGGCCGTCTGGCTGACCCGGGCGATCGCCTGGCTGGGTTCGCGCTTCCGCAGCCCCTCGGCCATGGAGCTCATGGCGTTCACCTGCGCTTCCGCCTGGGTGGGGTCGCGCTGCCCGTCCGGCTGCTGGCTGACGCCCTGCACCAGGTTGGGGATGAGGTAGCTGACCAGGCTCACAGGAACAGGCCTCCCAGCTGCCGATCAGTCAGGCCCTCGCCAGGCCGGAAGGTCGGGAAGCGGTTGCGGCCGGTGATGGCGTTCGGCGCCTCCTGGCTGTTCTCCACCCGCAGCAGCTCGATCAGCGCCTGCTGCTCGTCCGCCAGGGTGAACTGAACCCCGCTCACATCGCCGATGGTGCGCGCGCTGAAGACCCGCGCTCCCCTGATCAGGGTCCAGCGGTTGAAGGCCTCTGGGCATTCGTCCCACGACAGCAGCCAGACCACATCGGCCGGCAGCTGGGCCACATCCAGCTGGTAGCTGCGGGCGGTCTTGTCGTAGACCCGCTGGCCCCGGAGCTGATAGCGGTGCTGGAACTGGTAGGGGTCCGGCTGCCAGCTGACCACATTGGCCGGCACCACGATCTCGCCCGCCGTGTTTCGCGTGAAGGGGTAGGCGCGCTCCGTGTTCCAGCTCCACCCGCGGGTCTGCCCTTCCTTGTGGACCTCGAGGATCGTTGCCTCGGCGGTGCGGGCCTCCAGAACCTGCTCGTTCTCCAGGGTGGACACCGGCTGCTCGCCAATGTTCATCAGGGCAACGTTCACAGCCTCCAGCAGGGTTGTGCGGCCAGGCTGTCGCCCCTGGTTCTCGACCCCCATCTGCTCTGCAGCCGTGCCGATCAATGCTATCGGGCGCCATGAAAAAGCCCACCGCAACAGCGATGGGGCCGCCCTTCCCAGCAGGAACCAGCTGAAGGCTAGGGCACTTCGATCACGGCCGCACATTCCGCACGGAGGATCCCCATGCCGATCGCCATGCGCGCCACAAACAGCTGCGACTGATAGACCACGTTGTAGTCGCCGCCGGGATCGGTCATCTGCAGCTGGGGCCGCCGCAGAGTGAGGACGCCCATGCAGTCGCGGTGGAAGATCAGCGCCCGGCACTTGCTCAGGTTCTGAGCGTAGGCAGCGTTCCGGTCGAAGGTCTGCAGGGTGTAGGCGGACTGGGTGACGTGGTTGGACCACATCACAGGCAGACCCTTCACCCGACCGATCGAGCCGGCGCCATAGGTGCCGTTGGGCGACCCCTGGTTGTAGTCGGCGTTGATCACCTTCGACCCCTCGTTGAGGTAGTCGAACTCGTCGGGCGGCACCACGACGACCAGATCGTCGACGGGCACGTCCTTCTTCTGCAGCGCCACCTTGATGTCGCCGATCACCGAAGCGAGCTCGTCGCCCCGGGCGGTCTTCGAGGCAGTGGCGTAGCCGGCGGACAGGGTGCGAGCGGTGCCGGTGCGGCCGGCGTTGCTGGCCTTGCCCAGCGGTTCGGTGGTGCGCTTGGCAGCCGCGTAGATGATGCGCGCAATCCGCGCATCCTTCTCGCGGGCCAGGGCCTCACCGAGCTGGTGCATCATGTCCTGCCGATACTGAACATCCTCCATGAGGTCGTCCAGGTCGTAGACCGTATCCGGTGCCACCAGCAGGCCATCGAGATTGATGACCTCCTCGTTGCGATCCGAAGGCGCGTTCGAGGGGTTCGGGTTGTTGGCGTCGGTGGGAACGTTGGTGATCGGCGTGCCGGGGGTGTGATACCCCGCAGTGCGCCGACCAGTCACCTTGAACCGGGCGCTGTGGCCGCCACGGATGGACCGCTCCTTCACCCGGCCGGTGAAAACGGTCTTGCGATCGAAGGCAGTCAGTACCTCCGACATGCCCAGTTTCAGGAACAGGGCGTAGTTGTCTGCGGCAGAGCCTTTGACTTGGCCGAGCCGCGATGGCGTAATAAGCGTCACTGGTGAAATGGCTGCGAGCCTCTACCACCTCAGGCATGCGCGAGCAGGGTGTCGGCCTAGGCCGGCCTGTGCTTTGCGTGAGTGCAGATCAACTCATGCACACCTTCTACAGGAAAATCGGCGACCTCGCAAACTTGGCGTCGATGTAGCGCCGGTATTTCTCATCCACCAGGTAGCGAACCTTTCCGCCCTTGGTGAGCACCTCCTTCGCCTCTGTCGCCTCCTGCTCGGTCTCGAACACGTCAAGCGCAGGGTTGGCGCTGCCGCCAGAGGCCATCACCAGCTCCGGCTCGCGGTTTGCAGTGGCGGCCCTGCCGGCCAGCCAGCGCACCGCCGCGCGGGCTGCCGCTGCGCTGCCGGTGTTGACCGCATCGTTGTAGTCGGCCAGCTCCGCCTCGGTGAGGTTGGCCAGGGCCCACTGGCTCAGCTGCTGAAACTTGGCATCGCCGCCAGCCTCAGCGCGGATGGCCGCGGCGTCCTCGTCGCTCAGCCCCGCCGCTGCGGGCTCCACAGCAGCAGGGCGGAAAGCCTGCTCGTACCGCTCGATCAGTGTTGCTGGCAGGCCCAAGGCCCCGGCCAGCTTGTCGCGCAGCGCGCTGGTGTCCTCGCCGCGCTGCACTGCGGCATCCCACTGGGCCAGGTCGATGCCCTCCTGCTCGGCTGCCGCCACAACCGTTTCCCCATAGCCGGCCACTGCCTCGTCGCGGCTGAGCGGCCGCGCTTCCGCCGGCGGGGCCTTCGGCTCCTCGGTGGCCCGCTGCCCCAGCTTCTTCTGGAGCTCGAGGTAGGCCTTCTCCAGCTCCTCCGGGGACTTGAACTTCCCGGCCAGGGGGCGCTGCTCGCCTTCCGCCGTGGGCTCGGCGTCCTCGCCCTCCACCGTGAGGGTGCTGTAGTTGGGGGCGGCGGGGCCTGGGGCCTGGACCCGGCCGGTGGCGAGTGCTGCGTCCTCCTCCTGGATCTCCTGCAGGAAGGTGGCCAGATCGTCCTTGCCGTAGCCCGGCCCCGCCAGCGCCATCTGCTGGGGGGTCGGCTCGTTCAGCGTCGTCATGCGGGCTGTTCCTCAGGTGGTTGTTGCATCTGCTGGACGGTGGCGGCAGCAGTCGCCAGCTTCTGCGGATCCGCCGCTGCGGTCTGCATCAGCTGGGCCTGCTGCTGCGCCTGCTGCGCCTTGGCCTGCTCCTTGTCGATCTGCTGCTGCGTCTTGATCAGCCCCAGCGTGTCGATCCCCATTGCCGCTGCCAGCCGGCTGATCAGCTCAGCGGGGAACAGGTACTGCAGGGTGCCTTCCGGCGTGATCGTCTGCTGCAGAATCTGCATGAAGCGGGCGTGGCGCTCCAGGTCATTCCCCCGGCCCACGGCCGCCAGGCCGACGGACACCACCGGCTTGATGGTGCCCTCCGGCAGCTTGGGCAGGCCGCCTGCCTCCGTCAGCAGGTGCAGCCGGCGAAGGATGTAGGGGTACTGGAACTCGGTGGTGAGGATGCTGTAGACGCTGCCCAGGGAGTTCTCGATCTGCTGCGCCTGCAGCCGCACCTCCTCGGCGGTGGTGCGCTCGGAGTCCCGCACGTCGTTGAGCATGAACGCACTGGCCAGCCGGGCCTGCACCCGCTGCAGCCGCTGCTCTGCCACCGCCAGGTCAGAGGCCTTGCCGACCTGAACCGCTGTGATGTCCTCCGGGTTGCCGGTCAGACATGCACCGTTGGCGGCCTCGTTGAACTGCTTGGCGGTGACCGCTGCGCCCGGCTTGCAGAGGAACTTGACCTGAGCGCTGACCAGCGCTCCCTCGGTCACGGCGCGGGTGAGGGCGTTCGCGGTTTGCAGATCCGCCATGGTGGCCGCCTCGACGTAGCCGGGGCTGTAGTCCTCGGCGTCGATGCGGAACATGCGCAGTGGGATCCATGGCGCTGTGGCCCGATCGGTGCTGCCCTCGCTGCCTTCAATCCGGCGCCCCTTGATCTCCTGATGCCAGCGGCACTTCTCCTTCTCCCATCGAATGTGGGTGTAGACGCGAACCCACCGCTCATCTGGCTGCTCCTCGGTGCCGCCGCCGGGGAGCTCCTCGATCAGCGGCTCAGCCGGCTCCACCTGGTCGAGCACGGCCCGGGCCGCGGCAGGCAGCTCATCGGCCAGGATGCGCTCGCACACCACCGACTCAGCAGGGCGCCCCATCGGGTCGCGGCGCAGCACATAGCGGTAGAGGTTGAACACCTTGCAGCCTTCCCGCGGCAGCCACAGCAGGCAGCCGCCGGCGACAACCAGGTGCAAGAGCGCCTCATGCACGGCGGTTCTGTCGTTGGAAGTCTCGATGCTCCGCAGTACGGCTCGCTCCATCTGGCCGAGCGTCTTGTCGATTGCGGTCTTGATCTCGGCCAGCTGGTCAGGGGTGTAACCGTTGGCGGCCATTTCTGCCTGCTGCCGCGCCAGCGCCATGTCGTCGTGGACGAACCGGAAGAACGTCTCGGTTGGCGGCAGCAGGGCCAGCAGCAGCCGGCTGGCGATGTTGTGAACCCCGCGCTGGCCGATGCCATCCCAGGGGTGATCAATCCGTTCGAGGCTTTGCGGCTCCGGCTCGCCATCAAACGGCAGTAGCCAGGGGAGGGTGAGCTTGGCGGCCGCTCGGGCGCGATCGATCCAGTGGTTGCGGGCTGGCTCGAGCTTCTTGTAGCGGGCTTCTGCGGTCATGACTCAGCGTCCGATGTTCAGGCCAGCGCCGGCGGCGGCCTGGGTGCTGCCGATCGAAAGGCGCCCGCCGGCTCCGGTCTCGCGGGTGCGGCGGCGGCGGCCGGCAGTCCCCGCCTCCCGCGCGGTGGGGGCGGCCGATGCCGCAGCGGGGCCGGCGATCGCCGTTGTGGTGGTGACGGGCTGCGCTGCGGGCGCCGCCGGCATCGGCGGCAATGCAGGCATGGGGGGCAGCGCCGGGATTGGCGGCAGGGCGGCAGGCTGATCAGCCTCCTGGCCCAGCTGCGCGCCCTGGCGAATGGCGGATTGACGGATGGCCTCGACGGCCTGGCGCGAGTTGGCCATGCACATGATCAGGCTCCGATGTTGAGGCCGGCGCCGGCCGTGGTGGCCGTGGCGGCCTGGGCGATGCGCAGGTTGCTGCGCTGGACCTTCCGCTGCTCCATGGTTTCGGTGACCTGTGGATTCGCGGCCTGGGCCTGGGCCGTGGTCACCCCGTAGCTGCCCTGCACGGCGGCGGGGGAATTGGCTGCCATGGCCGCAGCCTGCTGCTGGGCCTGCTGGGTCTGGGCTGCGACCGCATCGATCTGCTGCTGCAGCTGATCACGGAAGGCAGTGGATTGCAGCTCGGCCTGCTGCTGGTAGGCCGCCAGCTGCTGCTGGTAGGCCGCCATGTCCTGCTGGCTGGGGCCCTGCTGAACGATTCGCGGTGCTCGCGGCTGAGCCATGCACATGATCACGCTCCGATGTTGAGGCCAGCGCCTGCAGCGGTGGTGGCCGTGGCGCTGCGGTCGATCCGCAGCCGTGCCTTGCCCTGCGGCCGGCTGCGGCCGGCGCGATCACTGGCAACCGCCGGGGCCTGGGCGGTGGGCTCCGGCGCCGGGGTGCCGATCAGTGCCGCGATGCGCTGGGCGTTGGCGGCAGTGTCAGCGGCCCGGGCCTCGGCCGCACGGTTGAGCTGGGCCAGCGCCGCCTGCTGCCCCAGGACGGCCTGGTTGAGGCGCTCCTGCTGCAGCAGCATGTCCTGCTGGCTGCGGCCGTTCATCAGCGCGATCTGCTGATCCGCCAGCCGGTCATAGGCGCCGGTGTCCGGCACCGTGATAGTGGCCTGTGGTGCGGAACCCATGCACATCAGCTGAGTGCCTCCCGTTGCTCTGCATGCCAGCGCCGGATGCAATCGAGCACCCGACGCTCGCCGATCCAGTGGTCGATCTCGCGGTGGGTCATTGATGCGTCAGGGACTCGACCGAAGTTCGCGTCGAGCTTGTCCATCAGTTCGTCAGGGACCAGCAGCGGGAACATTGCACCATTGCAGTGCTCTCAGCCTACCGGGGGCACCCAGAGGCGGACAGCCTGATTCTCCATGTCGTACTCGCCAGCGCGCAGGATCCGCGCGCAGCGGGCCTGAGTGATGGCGTAGTAGGGCGATAAAGCCTTCCGCGCGTATGCGCTCACGACAGCGGCCCACATTTCCGCTTCCGTGGTGCAACCGGCCAGGGCCTTCTCGGCAGCGACCGGACCGCAACCGGGGCAGCCCGGGTAGTTGTCCGTCGCGTCCCCGGTGAGGACCTGGGAGTAGAACGCCCGGTCGGCCTGCAGCCGATTCACCTCCAGGATTTCCCCGTCGCGCAGATGCAACCCAGGGATCGTGAGGATGTCCTTGTCCACTGAAGCGATCACGTCGCCTTCCTGGTAGAGGACGCCGAGCACGTCATCGCCCTCGATGTCAGGCAGGCAGGCCACCTCCCATTCACGGGCCGGCCCGGCGGCGTGGACCCACTCGACCAGCTGCCGGTAGCCAGCTGGCCGCCGGTATCGCTTGCGGTTGGCCTTGTACTGGGGCCACACGCCATAGCGAAAGGAGGAACGATCGCTGAACACCAGCGTCACCCGATGGTCTGGGACGGTGCTGCGGATCTCGCCGATCATGTCCTGAAACTGGGCCTTGGCATCGCCGTGGCGACAGGTATAGGTCCAGTCATCAGGCGCCCATTCCGTCTCAACCTCACACGCTGCGGCGGCGCGATACAGGTAGACCTCAGTGTCGATCAGAACGCGGGGGGGTGGTGTAGTCATCGCCTGCCCGCGGAATGCTGGCAAAGCAGGCAATCAGCACCGAGCAGGTCGGCACCGCGCAGGTCGGCGCCGGTCAGGTCGGCACCGAGCAGGTCGGCACCGAGCAGGTCGGCCCTAACGGCATTGGGCTCATGATTTAGCCATGCCTTGTGCAGTCGGAGGATTTCGGTGAGTTGTTCGGGTGTCATGAGCGGCTCAGTTCGTTAGCAATGGCCCGCAGCGTGTCGGGCGTGATGGGCTGGCGTTCCATCTGGCTGGCCAGTTCCAGCAGTGTGGCGACTGCGACGGTCACGTCAGACGCGCCATCGCAGGCATCAATGACATCCAACATTTTCTGCCCCGCCGGGGTACTCGGGGCGGGCGGCGAACTTGTAAGGTTTGCTGATGAGTTGTGCTCCAGCCGCCTGGCTGATCTTGATGACCTTGGGTTCTACGACCAGAGACGGTGTGGCTGCCATGGGTGTGGTGGTGGTGGTGGTGGTGGTGCTCATGGTTGAACCTCTGCGGTGCAGTCGGGCCAGCGGTTGCGGCAGTAGCTGCTGGCCTTGGCCTTGCTCGGTGCCGGGATGGTGACCACCATCTTGCGCCGATCGGGCCATGCCACCAGCACGCGATACATGCGGGTCCGCTCATTCGGCTTGGGTCGGCTGACACCAGGCCCCAGGCTTGGCGTTGGCCCATCCAGAAGCGGCCTTGGCTGGAAATAGCTCATCACTCATTCTCCATTTGTAGGATGGTGTTGATGGCGTGAAGGTAGCCCTCCCACCATGTGGTGCTGTAGCTTTCGCGTTCCCTGCATTTGCTCAGCGTTTGTCGGGCGTTGTCCCGAAGTCGAACGATGGCGGCTCGCTCAACGTCGAGCGTTTCTTGTCGGGTGCTGGACATTCGATGTTGCGTTGGTCGTGGATGTTTACGGTGATTTGGCTGTTTCCGCGCAGGATCACAACCATGCAGCTCCGGCTGCGGACAGCGACCACTTGCGCGCTGGCCCAGCCGCCCTGGTAGCGGACCCGCACCGGGTCGCCGACGGTGTAGGCATCGGTCCAGGTCAAAACCAGGTCCTCCTGCCCACACCTCGGGCGAACGCCTCCATGTCCCGAAACGCCCGGTCGTAGAACTCCGGGTGCTCGGTCAGAAAGCCGGGCTGAGGCAGCACATGCTCACCGGGCCTGCTGCTGCGGTTGAACTGGTCGATCGACCACAGGCCGCCGATCAGGCCGCGTTCGAGGATGCGCTGGAGTTCAGGGCCACCGATCAGGGGCTGCATGCTTCCGCCTCCGCGTGTCGCTGTGCGGCCTCCCATTCGGCGACGCTCGCCAGGTAGGCCTGCCAGTCCTCGTCCGTGATGCCGCGCGCCTCCTCGCTCTGCCCTGCTGGCAGGGCCGGCCGGCCTGGGGCCGTCACGGCGTAGGCGCCAGAGTTGTGCGAGTCGGGCGGCGGCAGCTGCGACTGCGGCTGACCGGGCAGCTGCGCCAGCTGGTCGGGCTTGAACGCCACGAAAGCGGGCAGGTCGGGCCTCGGTCCCCAGCTGCGGTTCGCCAGCCCCGCCTCGCAGCGGAACAGGGGCGCCATCAGCTCCCGCCAGGTGGGGTAGCGATGGAAGCCACTGTCGAGGCCCTGAATCCAGCGCTCGGCGGCCCACATGAACTGGGCTTCGCTGATCTCGGGGAACTCGCTGGTGAACGAGTGGAACTTCAGACGGCAGACGTGTGGCGTCCACCGATCGACCTCCTTCAGTCGCAGATGGGCGGCGACCATTTCGGCCACCGCCAGAAAGGTCTCCGGTGTCAGGCTGGCCATTGCTCCAGCGCGGCGAGCATGGAGGGGTGCTGCGGCATGGGGCGGCCGCTGGCCGTCGGCACCTTGGCCCGGCCGTGGTCGAGGTAGTCGACCTTGAGCGCCTGCCAGCCGTTCTCGACGCCGGCTTGGCAGAGGGCCAGCTGCTGATCTGCGGGCAGATCGCCGACACGCCTGCAGCTGCTCAGCCAGGCCGCCTCGGTCCAGGTGGCACGGTTCCCCCACTTGGAGCGCCGCGCCTCGCGCCACCACTGCAGCAGCAGCGGCGCGGCCTCGGCGGCGATGCCGAAATCCTGCGGCGCCTCGGAGGGCATGAACCGCGCGCGGCGGGTTCTCGGCTCGGGCTCAGGCTGGGTCTCGGGCAGCGTTACTGGGATTCCAGTAGCGGGGGCCTGCTCTGGATCTGGGGCGGCCGGGGGATCCTGAGATACCTCCATCCAGCCGGTTCTGGGCCCAAACCAGACTGCGACCCGCTCGATCGTGGAGAAGGTGCGGCCGCAGCTGCGGCAGAGGCGGATGCGGCGGTCGCCTCCCTTGTCGGCCCTGGTTTCGGTGACCCGGTGCCGATCGTGGTTGCAGTGGGGGCAGTTCATCGCTCCTCCTTCGGGGCCCACTCGCCGCACCAGTCCTGGAAATGGACCTCGGGCCAGGCGTTGGGGCCCTGCTCTTGCACAGGCCGCGGCGCATGCCGTCGGCACTCACCCACCTCTGCGTCTGGAGGTAGCAAGTAGCGGCAGTTCTCGCATCGTTGTTGCTTGACAGGAAGGAAAGACATCACCAAATCACGGACAAAAGGATGGTTTGACTGTGCCGTGGGGCTTGTTTCCATTCGGCCTCAATCCGCCGAATCACGGTCACCCGGTCGTCGATCCAGATAATCCCCCGGCCGGCGTCGAGAACGGCGCCGGCCAGGTTGTCGAGGTCGCTGGTGCCAGGACCGCAGAAGGTCAGCTGAAGCGCGATGACTTCGCCCTTGCCGAGCGGCGGCCGGGTCCACCATTCAGCCAGGATTGCGCGCGCTGACCGCATCCACTCCCGGTAGCGGTCGCTGGTGTAGGCATGGCCAGAGAAGCGCGGGCGTGCTTTGGGCTGCAGCGGCAGGGGCAGCTCGAAAAGGGCTTGCTGCATCAGAACGGCGCTTCCTCGTCGTCGAGGTCGTCCTGAACAGCCGCACGCCGCTGCAGCCGCTGGCTGGGCGGCAGCGTGTCATCGGTCTCGCCAGCCGAAGCCGGCGGAGCGGTGACATAGCCGTTCTCCTTCTCGAACGCATCCGCCGGATCGCGCTGCTGGTACGGCACCAGGTCGAGGATCTGCACGGCCTCCAGCGAAAGCGAGACGCCTTTGCGGCCGAACTTGTCTTCCCAGCCCCAGCAGCTGAATGCGACCTTGGCCTTGCTGCCGTTGCCGATCAGCAGGCCCTGGGGCCACGGGTTCTTGTGCGAGTCGTAGACCGCCGGCGCCTGCAAGACGCTGCCCTTCTTGGTGGTCTCGTTCTTCTTGAATCGGAACTCGAGCAGGCCCGTTGCGGTGCCCTCCCGGTCCACCTGGTCGCGGAACGGCCATGCGTTCTTGGATGGCTTCGCCCCTTCCCCATGCAGGCGGGCGAACTCGCCTTCGATGGTCTGCATCAGGGCGACCGTTTCGGGGTCCCGCACGTCCCCGCACCAGCTGATCGACCAGCTGCGGGGCTTGCTCTCGTCGAAGCGGTCTTCCTCGGGCTCAAAGAGCTTGGCCCAGTAGGCATCGCCTACTGGGGTCACGACCGTTTGCCGCGCCATGTGCTGCATCCATGCAGAGTTCTGTAGCAGTCTGCCTCCTAGTAGCTGCAGTGGCAACCACCTAGGAGAACAGGTACGGGTTCGAGCCGATGCGCTCCGGCGCCAGGTCGCCCACCATGGGCGGCGCCATGTAGGGCGGAATCCCTGCAGCGCAGGCGATCTCGCGGCCGATCTCCGGCAGCCAGTCGGGCTGGTAGAGCGTTCGTGCTTCGCGCGAAAGCGTCGCAGCAAGCCAGTCGGCATGGCAGGGCGACACCGCGAAACAGTCGTGATTCGGCAGCATGTCGATGCCATGCACTGCAGCCCTGCAGCACACCTCCCAGGCCAGCGCGGCGTCGAAGCTGTGGATCAGGTTCGCGGTGATGCCCCTGGCGGTTTCCCGCGCGCTCAGCTCCCCCGGCTGCGGCTGATCCATCACGGTTTGCCAGCTCCGGCGACCGTGCAGCAGGGTCGGAACCCGCGACCGTGCCGCCACGGGCCGGCCGATCTGGATTGGCAGGCCCATCGGGGCGGTCCATGCCAGCGGTCGGTTGCGCGCCATGCAGGCCCTGCTCAGCCCCCGCAGCCAGGCCTGGAGCTCCATCGCTGGCCGCAGCCGGGCGCCCACCACCACCCCAAACCGCTGCGCGAGGTAGCGGGCTGGCACCAGGCGCTCGGCCTCCAGCCGGCCCAGCGACACCTCGCCTTCCGCCTCGTCCAGCAGGGCGGCCAGCTGCTCACCGACCCCCAGCAGCTGGGCCCCGTACACGCCCGTCATCACCGGGCCCTTTGCCATGGCGCGCGTGATGCCCCGCTCCAGCCACACCGCTGCCAGCCGCTGCTCTCGGATCGTCCCGGCCTCGAGGTCGCTGCGCAGCAGCCGTGTCACCTCCTCGGCCACCTGGGCGTAGAGGTCGTGGCGGCTGGTGCCGATCAGGTTGGTCGCACGGGCCAGGCCCCGATCGCGGGTCAGCGCGGCGATGATGCCCGGCCCTGATGTGGTCTGATCCAGCCGGATCAGTTGGCGGATCGGCTGGGAGGGGTCCTGCCGCCAGAGCTGCAGGGCACGGCAGAGCGAGAGGAACTGCCAGGGGTCCTTGGCATCACGCCAGAGATCAACCCTGTCCAGCGGCTCCTCGGCGCAGGCGAGCATCTGATCGATCCGCTCCTGCCCCCACGCCAGCCGTTCATCCCATGTGCCCCGGTGCCCCCAGTGACCGGCGGCAGCCTTCAGGATCCAGCCGACCGCAGCGCTGTCGCACGGGGCGCCGGCCACCAGGACCGCAGCCTTTTCGTGGTCCGGGCCCTGATGCGTGGCGCCCCGGTTGACCGTGTAGATCCTGCCCCTGAAATCCAGGCTGTAGCTGAACCAGCAGGGGCGGCCGGCGACCTCCTCCATGCGGCGCAGCGACCGCTCGATCTGAGCCCGGGCATCGGCGCCGGTGATGCGATCCCGATGCGCCCGCTGGCTGTCGCGCTGCCAGCGGCGGAACGCTTCGGGGCCGACGTGCTCCTCCGGCCGCGGCGGCGCCGTGATCGGATCGCGCTGGATGGGGAACAGCCCGCGCAGGTTCGCGTCCCATGCCTGGCGCTGGTGCTGCACCATCCAGGGGTCGATCTCCAGCGGCTGGCGCTGCAGGGCGTTGATCACCGCGCAGGCGCGATCCAGCCGGCCCTCCAGGTAGTCGAGGCTGAGGCCTTGGCGAGAGCGCACCAGCGGCTCGCGGCTGCCGAGATAGCCACCGCCGCGCATGCCCTGCCACGGCCGCGGCGGCACCAGCATGGGCAGCCGGCTGGGCCTGTGCGGTGCCGGCGGGTGGGCGGCGATGACGGCAGCCAGCTCAGGGCCGGGCTCCAGCTGCTGGCCGCGGCGGCCTGAGGTTGCCGTCGTTCGCACAAGGCCGGTTTCGGCCTCGATGATGTGGAGCAGGAATGCCCCGGCCTGGAATCGCTCGGCAGCGCTCCATGGCCTGGCTTCAATCCGCAGCTGCTTCAGCCGCGCCACGCTGGCCAGGGCCTTCCCGTGGCGGCGGCGCGCAACCCGCAGCAGATCGGCGCCGCGCTCCTCGATCGGCAGCGCGCGCGTTTCCAGCTCGATCGCGGTGCCGATCGCGCTTGCGGTGGCGCGGTGGCTGCTGCGCCGGCTGATGCGATCGATCAGGGCGCCGAGCGCCACCGCGGCAATGGCCCGGGGCCCCTTGCGGCCCAGGCCGACCAGCTGGGCGATGCCTGCGTGATACGGGCCGGCGACCAGCTGGCGCGAGATCGCCTGGCCGATGGCGTGCTCGAGCGCCAGCGCCACGGCTTCGCCATGGGCGGCGAACAGGGCCCGCCCGTATTCGGTGACGGACTCCCGGCCCTGCCGCTTGAGCCTCTCGCGGGCGATCCGGGCGCCCTGCGCTGCAGCCTCCAGGGCCTGGATTTCCAGATGCCGCTGGGCCGCCTCATCGCCTGTGGATGAACTGCCGGATGCAGACAAGGTGCGGCAGAGGTAGCGGCATGCACTTATTACACCTCACCCCTGCAGAGCGCAGGATGCAGGCCCCAGGCCCAGGCCGGGCCAGTCATCTGCAGGGCTGCAGAGTTTGAGAACGGATTATGAGTCCGCTGCATTC